CAAGGGAAGAAGCCTTCTAGCTCTAGCGGGTCATCACGCTCATCAAGCGACTGGGGATAGCCCTTGGCAACCCAGCACACCTTGAAAGTGCGCTTGTTCCATATCTCAAAAACCTTGGCCTTTTTCTCAAATGTGGTCTTGACTGTCTGCTGATTCTTGCCATCATCATCTGTGTTCTGGTCAGTCAGGCCGACATTCTTAAACACATCGCCAAAGCGCTCTACACCCTCATCGCGGGTCATGTAGACGGCACGGGCTACCCACCAGACTTCATCCCATGTACGGGCTGGGCTGTGCAGAAAATCGCTCCAATAGACGTAATCCACAGGGCTGTGGGCAGCGTCAATCGACTCGCCCGACTCTTGGACATTGGAAACTTGCGGTTCTTCAGCTTCCCCAAGCTCGACTTCGACTTCGGGCGCTGGCTCACCTACGATTACAGGCTCGTAACGAATCCAGACTGTGCCTCGACCTGGCAACAGCCGGTCTTGCACAGCGTTGACCATTGCGCTGTCAAAGTCATTGAATTGGGTTGTTTCATATTCAATCACGCGCTCTAGCATGGTTGAGGCCAAGCGCCCCACAGGGTCTTGATCCATGTATCGGCGTGAAACTTCGGGTTTTGCTTGCCGTCCGTACAAGGAAGGCATCAGCACTTGAATGTTTGACCAAAGGATGTTGAACTTCATCCTTGGCATCTCTACCGCATCGCGCTCATCGCGGTAGCGCTTGATAATCTTATGGCCTCGCCTGTCCCACTTGTCAAAGACCTTCTCAGCGTTGGCTATCTGGTCGTGCCAATACGGGCCAGGGTCTTCGCTTTCGTAAGCGCCTGTGTCTTCGTAAGCCATCAGAAGCCAGCGGCAAAGAAGAAGGTTATATCCAATGTGCCGCCCTCAGTGAAATGCAGGCTTGTGCCTACATTTGCTGGGAATCGGTGAAAACCTACGGCCGGTGTGATCGTGCCACAAATGACTGTGCCGCTTGAGCCGCCATCTTTAAGCACTACTGTGCCTACTGTGGTGCTGTTGACGTAAAACCCAAGAAGCTGGCATGGGCCTGTGGTTACATCGCCTGTTGCGGTCATGTTTTTGTATGCACCGACTTCTGCTACTGGCTGGCTCATATTCTCTCCTGTTTGTGAGTGTTCTCAAAGTCCCACATCTCATCGAGAGTAATGGTTTGCAGGGTTTTGCCTTTAGGTGGCGCTTGGTCTTTGTTCTCTTGTCGATATGCCACTGCTAACATTCTAAACGCATCAGCAGGGTGTGAGCACCAGTCATGGCGAGGATTTTGCCTAAAAGCCTTCTTATCCTCATCATATTCCCTTTGGTACTGTCTGAGTGCTTCCAGCCCCTCATCGCAGCTAGGGTCAAAATAACAGTAGGGCAAGATCATCCGCACTGCCTGAATGCCGTCTTGTACCCCAATTTCAGGCACGATTGCCAGTTTCGCCATGCCGCCCAAGTGCGCTGCCAGTTGCTCAACAATCGACTTACCGCCTGATGCCAGCGTCTTGGCCCGTGCGTCATGGGGCAAATAGTGCTTGGTGTAGCGGTAGCCCTTGTCAATGACCACCTGAGCAATTTCCTCAATACTTGCGCCTGAGACTGCGTAGTAATCCATAACCCTGATCTCGCCCCTGACCACCTGATAAAACCAGACCGCCGTGTCATCTCTGTAACCCAAATCCCATGCACTAAAAACAGGGCTTTCAGGATCAAAGGGTAATTCCCTAATACGCCCCTGTTCATCAGCCAAACGCATCTCTTGGCCGTAGAAAGCCCCGAGGATGGCGGCATCAAAGCTGCACTCATATTCTTGGTCGTATTGGTCTTGGCTTAGCTGATCCCGTGCGTCTTTTAGCTCAGAGTCAGGCAACAGCTTGGATATCGAGGCTGGCAGGCGGGTCAGAAACCAGCCTGGCGTTGCTTGGCTAACCCTATAAATGTCGTGAAATTGATTTTTGCCCTTGGGAGTGCCGCCAAACACCGCCCAGCCCAGCCGGTCTGACAGTGTTGGCCGTATGACATTACCCCAAACGCTGGGTCTGAAGTCGCCATATTCGTCAAGGTAAACCCCATTAAAGCCCAGCCCCCGCATGGCATCAGCGTTGTCAGCGCCAAAAAGCATGATCTTTGACCCGTTGACCAGCTCTACCAGCAAGTCAGCTTCGTTGGTGTTTTTGGTGATTGGGCCTGCGTAATGCTTGAGGTAGTCCCATGCCACCCGCTTGGCCTGGCTACGGAACGGGGCAATGTAGGCGTATTGAGCCATCCTGTTGCCTTCAGTAATTGCCCGTTTGATGATGTCATTGATGGCTGCGACTGTCTTGCCAGCCCTTCGGTGAGCCACTAAACAAGCCCATCGCTCTGTTCTGCTGTGGAACGGCATAAATGCGTCCCGTGGGCTGTAGGGGAGGACTACTTCCCGTTTGCCCATGTAACCACCATTTCAATTGGGCCGTCATCTGCGCCAGTGTGCTCTGTCCTTGCCAGCTTAGGGACATGGTACTCAATCACTGACTGAAACAGCTCAAAAGCCTTGGCTGGGTTTGGCTTAACATCATTGGCTGGATCGCCGTTAGCGACTGCATCAAGCCATTGGGCTAGTCTAGGTGCGTTATCGTCAACAAACAGCGCTATGGCCTCTCTAGCCTGTGCCGTGACCTTGTTTGGAACACCCGCTGCTCTCCCGCCATACTTAGGTCTATTTTTAATTACTTTAGATTCTGAAGTCATACTTAAAGCCTCACAAGCTCATTGCTTAGAAAACTTACCGCTGTTAATTTTACCTAACATGCCTTCGCCGTATTTTCTGACTGCTGCTTTTTTGACGACAAATTCACCGCCCTGTAAAGCGCCATAGCCATCATCTGGGCCTTGTGGGTCTGGGCCGGTAAGCTGGTTCTTGTTTACCCTGCCGCCTTTAGCCCATCCATCACTGCCAGAATCAGTACCGCCGCCAAATCCTCCGGTGTCAGAACCGGCAGCGCCGTAGCCGTCAGCCGCACTGGATGCGGCATCTGAAATCCCGCCAGTAGTTGAACCTTGCGCCGCCGCTGTATCTGCCGCCTGTGCATCTTGCATTGATTGCATAGATTGAGCGTTTTGCGTAGCATTGTTAGCATCAAATGCAGCGTTAACATTGTTTTGCATGCCCATTTCTGAGGAACGAAAACCTTCTTTTGCGCTTTGGTACGCCGCAGGGTCAACTCCCATAGCAATTTGCGCTTGATTGCTTACAAAGCTAGGCTCAAGAGCGTTTTGCAACATGCCCAAAGATGTGTAACCAAACCCTTTCTGACCCAATTGCGTTATGCCTGCCATTGTTGGATTTTGAGAATAATAGGATGCTTTTTCTGCATCAGACTTGTTAGACCAGCCTGGATTAGGATCAGAATAAGCACCGCTACCATCTGAATTTTGTGGCAAACCATAGCTGGTTAACTTTGTGGTGTTGCCAAGCAATGACGGCTGGCTTTGACTCATAGGCAAGTTTTGTAGATAGCTTTGATCGTATGGGTTTAACGCTAATGCAAGTTGTTGTTCAGTCGCCATCTTGCTCTTTCATGTTGATGAGGCCGTTAAGCATTCTGCTTCTGGTGCTGTGCCAAGGCTTGCTGTGGTCGCAGTCCTTGTAATGGAAAAACTCCGGTATGCCTAGAGTGTAGTGCGCTATCTTGGCATTGGGGTTGTCTTGCTCACCTACCAGCACATTCCATTGTTTAGGCAGCTCACCAATCAATGAGTCAGGTAGCCAGGTAAACCGGTGCAAGTCACTGCCGCTGTGGTCATCCACAAAGTCAGGGGTTAACACATTGTTCCGAGGATGCTCACAATTCCACAGGATCAGGCTTGACCAGTTTTTCCTTGGGTAGTCATCGTTCTTGGCCTCCATAGGCGTGTTAATGTACTTTCTGGGGTGCTTGGTCTTGTAGTCGTGCTTAACAACCTGTACGGCTTTTGTTGGGTCAAATAGCTTGTTCAGCTCATCTATGTCGCCCAGCATCAACATGTCTGAGGCATCCATAAAGATTGCCTTGCCCTTGAACCCTGTGAAGTACGGGACTAAGAATCTTTGATAGATAAAGGCGTTTGAGCCGTCCCGCTGCTTGCCAAAAAAGGGAGTGATTGCTACTGGCTCTTTGGTTCGCTCAATCAGGCTTTGACAGAACACATGAAAGCCAACAGCTTCCCTTGGGTCGTAGCCTGCAAAGATGCGGATCATTTCAGTGTTAACTTGTACAGTGTCGAGTCGATCAGGGCAGCTATCTCATCAATGATGTTCTGTAGCTGGCTGTCATCTGGCATTGCTTTTCTGTTCTTCTCTACATAGTCGCAAATGCTCTCTAGGTAGCGCACAGGGTCTTTGGCGTTGTGGAAGTTCTCAGGGAAGGTCTTGATCTTCTGGTACGCACCAGAGTAGGCTTCTGCAAAGTTGTCCACCAGCTCAATGATCTCTGTGTAGT